TATCCTGTCCCGTGCTCCGAAGCAGTTGGCGTTGCTGATGAAATATGTCGAATATCAGTCCGGAGAGCGCGCAATCCATGTGGATAACAGGGCTCTGAAAGCCGATAAGCAGACAGGGCGATTCGGAATGTCAAGGCTCAATAAGCGGCTGTACCGGGGGCTGGATCTTGAAGCCGGAAAGGATAATGAGCTTCTCAAGGAATATTCCCCAGAGATGCGGGATGAAGCTTACAAGCGCGGTCTGGAAGAGATTAAGCGCGAGATTGAGTTTATTGTTGGTCTTGCTTACGGCGACTTATCAGACGTGCAGGATGTAGCTAAGACCGCCACGGAGATCAAGACAGCGAAATACCGGAAGTACAATCGGGTGAACGCAATCCAAGGGAAATTGGGAGAGTGCCTGGAAGACTTTGTGGCTGGCCTTGCGTTCTATAACGGCCTATATACGTCCGGATATGAATTCTCCTGCAAATTCAACGATTCAATCCTTACAGATGAGGAAACAGAGCGTCAGCAGGATCGTCAGGACGTGAGTATGGGCGTTATGACACAGTTAGAGTATCGTATGAAGTGGTACAATGAGGATGAAACTACTGCCAGAAGTAAGCTACCGGAGCAAAATCAGGTAATGGAGTGATTGCATGAATCGCGAATACAAGGAACAGCTATCTCGACAGATTGAGAGGAACTATTCTGACCTTGAAATGAGAATCATGCAGGACATTGTCCGGCGTATCAAAAAGGCTGGAAAGATAACCAGCACGGCAGACTGGCAGATCAATCGGCTGCGGATTCTTGGAAATTCTTCGGAAGACATCGAAAAAATGCTGAAAGAAGCACTTAATGCTTCATATCCGCAGATGTTTGAACTGTATGACAAGGTCATTGACTGGGAATATGTCCGGAATAAAGACATTTATGAGCAGATCAATGCGGAATTTATCCCTTATGAGGAAAACGATGAGCTACAGCAGATCACAAATGCATTGATTCAGCAGACAGATGCGGACTTGCGGAATATTACGCAGTCTCTTGGTTTTTATCTGGATTATGGTGGAGGAAAGCCGGTGCTTACTCCTCTTGCAGAAGTCTATCAGAAATATCTGGATTCCGCCTGTCTGGATATTGTATCTGGGGCATTTGACTATAACAGCGTGCTCAGACGCGTTGTAACTCAGCTGACCAATAGCGGTCTCAGACAAATTAATTATGCATCTGGCAGGGCAAACAGAGTGGACGTTGCCGCCAGAAGAGCGGTTATGACAGGGATCACACAACTGACCGGGCATATATCTGACTATAATGCAGAGAAACTTTATACAGAGTTTTTTGAGGTTGCTTGGCACAGTGGAGCACGTCCGACACACGCAGTCTGGCAGGGGAAGGTATGGAGTAAAAAGCAGTTGATTACTGTCTGCGGACTTGGTACTGTGACAGGGCTGGAAGGTGTCAACTGCTACCATGAGCGATATCCGTTTATTCCTGGCATTTCTGAGCGAAATTGGACGGATGAGTGGTTGGAGGAGCAGAATCGAAAGGAAAATACTCCGAAAGAGTTCAATGGAAAAGAATATACACTATATGAAGCGAAGCAGCGTCAGCGTCAAATGGAGGCTGCGATGCGGGCACAGCGGGAAAAAGTACAGCTTCTGAAAGATGGAGACGCTGATCCAGATGATGTTATGTTGGCTAGGGCTAAGTATCAAGGACAGCTAAATGAATATTCAAGATTCAGCCGTAAGATGGGGTTAAAAGAAGAGCGTGAGCGGATATACTATGATATGCGCGGACATATTGCAACGAATACGAAGCGCCAGAACGCAAAATATACTCCTGACATGATCAAAAATGCAACAAAAGATGCAAAGCAGTATGACAGATATAAGAGCATTATTGGAGACGGCGTTGGAAACCTTGCGGATTTCCGCCAGATGAAGTACAATGATCCTAAAGAATTTAGTTTGCTGGCAGATTATACAAATTCTGTCAAAAATGGAATGATTTCACCGTTATCCGGGTTCAGGAATTATAAAACACTTTATGAAATGGTTGAAAAAGATATTGTTGGGTTAAAAACATCTACGGGAATAAAAATGACTGGTCAGAGCAAACATTTCATGGAGAGAGTGATTGGAACCAAGGAAGACCCGAAGACACACCGACCAAGAAGCGGGGTAAGCATCGAAGATATACAAGATGCACTTCTTAACGGAACGCCCAGGATTAGGGAAAGGGACCCGAACAGTATAAAGTATGTAACTGATAAATGTATAGTATCTGTAAATCCAAAGACAGGGATTCTGATACAGTGTAATCCAAGATAGGAGGTGAAGATCAGTGGTGCTAAAATTGGATAAAGAAATGGCAGAACTCCTTTCGAGCGAAGTGGAAGATATAGAGCCATTGATTATGGATCGGAGAGAGAAGTCAGGAGATACAGTGGAATTAGATGTATCGGACATCGATGAAGTACAGCTTCTGATAAATGATGAGATTGTATACAGAGGTCTCGATGATCAGGAAACAGTAAATGATTTAGGAAAGAAACTGTATGCGCTGTATGATGAAATACTTTACCAAAAACACAATAATTAGTACCGTTCATTCTTTTGAGTGAGCGGTATTTTTATACCCATTTTTAGAGAAGGAGGTGAATGGATATGGGAAGTCAGGAATTTTTGAATATCTGCAAAGCTAAAGTTGTGGAGTATTTCAATTCAAATAAGGACAAAACGGATGCAACAGGAAACTTAACCGTGAATGATGTTTTTGTAGTCTGGTACTGCAAGACGCTTCAGAACCACAAAGCACTGCTCAGCACACCTATTTCTGATGGTATGTACTATGAAATTACTTACAATGGAGACAAGAACGAGCTGTACTTTGATGCTTACAAGAAGTGGAAAAATATCTTCTTTGATCTGTAGGATGTGATCCACTATCTCCCTTAAGGCGCGGGGTTATGCGTCTTATTTTTATGCCAGCAGATCAGGCGTAAAACAGTCTGGACTTACTGGAAGTTAGAGGTGCGACCTCGTAAAAAGCGTAGATGAAAGGAAGGAAATGTAACTATGAAAAGAAAAGATTTGGAAGACCTGGGACTAGAAAAAGAAGTTGTCGATAAGATTATGGGCTGGAATGGCGCAGATATCGAGGCTGAAAAAGCTAAAATAAAGGCAGCAGAAGGAGAGAGAGACAATTACAAGTCTCAACTGGATACTGCCACAGAAGAGCTTGATAAATTCAAAGATTTGAAGCCGGAAGAAATGCAAGCCACGATCACAAAGCTCCAGCAGGATCTGAAGGATAAGGACGCGGAATACGCAGCAAAAGAAGCCGACCGCATCTTCCAGGACACATTGAAAGAAGCAATTAAAGCAGCGGGAGGACGAAATGAAAAGGCCGTTATGGCGCTTTTGGATCTTGATACATTGAAAGAGTCGAAAGATCAGAGTGCTGATATCAAGAAAGCGCTGGATGCGGCAAAGGAATCGGATTCCTATCTCTTTGGATCAGATGAACCGTTCTTTCATCCTGTTGGACCGACAAATGATAAAGGTGGCAATAGCAACGATATGGGAAGTCTGGCATCGATCAGAGCCGCAATGGGTCTTCCAACAGCAAAGAAAGGAGAATAAAAAATTATGGCAAATACAATCGCACTGAGAAAACAGTATTCTACACTTTTGGATGAAGTATACAAACTGGCATCCCTTACGGCCGTTCTGGACGGTCCGAATGAACTTGTACAGGAAGGAGCCAATGCCAATGAAATTTTGATTCCGAAAATTTCAATGCAGGGTCTTGCGGATTACAATAAACAGACGGGATATGTAGTGGGCGATGTAACCCTGGAATATGAAACAAAAAAATGTACCTACGATCGGGGACGTATGTTTACAGTAGATGCAATGGACAATATTGAATCTGCCGGTATTGCATTTGGTCGTCTGTCCGGGGAGTTCCTGCGGACAAAGGTTGTTCCAGAACTAGATGCTTGGAGACTTGCTTCCTATGCACAGATTTCCGGTGTGACCACAGTTAAGGCAAACTTATCTGATGGAAAGACTGCCCTGGCAGCTCTTCGTGCAGCACGTGGAAAAATCGAAAATGCAGAAGCCAATCTTGCGACCTGCTATCTGTTTATCAATCCTACCGTATATGGTATGATTGAGGATCTGGATACGACAGCTTCCAAAAAGGCTATTGAAGGATTTGCAGGAATCATCAAGGTACCGCAGGGAAGATTTTACAGCAAAATCGATCTGACTGCGAATGGAGTCGGAGGATATGCAAAGAATGCAGCAGGATTGGATATGAATTTCCTGATTGTAGATAAGCAGGCTGCTATCCAGTATCAGAAACATACAGTCTCTAAAATCATTACACCGGAGCAGAATCAGGATGCAGATGCATGGAAGTTTGGCTATCGTACTGTTGGTATTGCTGAGTGCAAGGACAACAAGAAAGATGGTATCTATGTCCATACAGTAGCGGGGGAATAACTCCCGCTGACAATTTGGCCTTGATTGGCAG